AAGTGAGCAAACAGAAAAAGCACTAAAACCTAAAGTAGAATTTGGACCACTAACAGAAACAGAAAAACAAACTGCAAGAGCACTCATGGGTGACAAACCAGAGTTTTTTTCTCGTGCTGTTAATGCTATTAAAAATGCTAAACAAAATAAATTTACTAAAGGTAAATGGAAAAGTATTGTACAAAGTAATTCTACTAAAGATGAGATGGATTATCTTGGTCTTACAGAATATCTAAAAGGTAATGAATCTATAACTAAAGAAGAATTATTAAAGTTTGTAGAAAAAAAAGATATAACACCTAACATTACAGTTCGTTCTATTCCTAAAGATGAAATGAATAAAATGTATGAAGGGTATAGTTTAGGTGGATATACTCATGACACACAAGAGCATATAGTATTTCAAATAGGTAAAGATGATGCTAAAGTTGGGCAATTATTTAAATCAGAACACTATGATACAGAGTATGGAACTGGTAATTTTGCATGGGCAAGAGTTCAAGTTGGATATGATAAACTTGAAAGTGGATACGCATCAGATGATGAACGTAATATAATTAAAAAAATAGAAAAAGCTTTTAAGAACACCCTAATAATAGACGAGATACAATCTGATTGGTTACAGAAGGGTCAGGATAAAGGATTTATTGGTGACTTTGATATTGTGCCAGAAAATAAACTAATAGAATACTTAGAAAAAAATAATATATTTTATAAATTAACTAAAAATGTAGAAGATTTTTCAAACAAAGAAGCTGAAATTAACAAAATTGAATGGCAGCAAAGTGGACCAATTAAACCTGGAGATGCACCTTTAGTAGAGTATTTAAATGTAGGCTATGACAAAAATTTTATCTTTAATAAATCTGATAAAACTCACTATGTAACTACGGGAGAGAATATTAATCCTGTACAGTATTTAACTGATGAAGGTATAGTACCAGATTTCCCCATAAAAGAATCCAAGAAATGGGTTGAGTTAGTTTTAAATAAAATGATTGAGAAAGCTGTTCTTGATGGTAGAGATAGTATTGCTATTACCAATGGGCAGATACATGCTAATCGTTATGATGCACAATCAGAAAAAAAAAAGAAAGGACTTAAGAAATTTTATGATGAAATTGTATTTAAACAACTAGAAAAGATTGCAGATAAATATAATGTTGAACTTGAGAGGATTGATATTACTGAAGGGGAAGCACCTAAAGAATTACAAGATATTCATTTTAGTAATCAAATTAAAAGAGCACAGGATGATGGGTATGTATTAAAAAAAGTAAGTCTTCAATTTTTATTTGATAGAACTATGGATACAGCTATTCCAGGACATGCTTCTATATATAGTGATAGGGGTGTAGGTCAGGGTCATAACTATATTGAAGATTATCTAAGAGAATTAGTAGATAATAGACCCTTTTCACCTGCTACTGGTACAGGTAGTGGGCTTGATAAATGGAATGAAATTAAAAACAACAAAGTATATATTTGGATTAAAGAAAGAGAGATATCACCAAATAGAATAGGTTGGGAATTACCTATAGTGCCAGTTAAAGATGCAGTTAATTATGCAAAAGATTCTTTGTTACCAGAAATTAAAGGACAAGATTTAGGGGCATATCAAAAATATGTACAAGATGCTAAACCACCTAAAGGTGAAGAGATAAATCCAGAACAACTTATTAAAATGAAACTACCCAAAAAATTACAGAAAGAAAGACTAAGCAAACCAATTAAACTAACTAAAGCTAAACAACAAACAGATAGATTATTTGCATAAAAAAAGGGGAGCCATAAAGACTCCCCTAGCAACAACACAAGACTTCCTGATTTTAATCGGGAGGTCTTTTTTTTTGTTTAAATTTTCTGTATAATTTGTTTGATATCATCTTGTAACTTTTTACCTACAGAGTTAGCATGATTAATTATAGCCGCACATAGATTAGCTTGATAAGGAAAACCTTTTAACGCATCTCTTATTTTACCTACAGGTTTACCACCATAGTCAATTACTATAGCATTATCTTTGTTTAATCCTATTTTTAATTCAAATAATATACCAGTGTATTTATCTAAATTATTTTTTTCCGACATTCTCCCCTCCATTTGTATTTACAGGCATAAGTGTAGACAGGGAATTCATTAATTTAACAACCTCTCCATAAGGTCTAGTCATTAAGTATCTCATAATATCCATAAGTTTTTCAGAATCTATATGATACATTCTTGGTATTGGTTTTTGTGTTTCTTTCTTTTGTTCAGCCATTTGTCCTCCTATTAAAATGGTATGTCATCATCATCAACTATATTATCAAAATGTTTAGATAATGTTTTTAAGTTTTCTTCTGCATTAGATATTTTTGTTAGAACTTTATCTAACTCATCTAAAAATTGTGGATGTTCTCCTATAGCAACTGGTTTATCAAAATAAACTTTAGCAGTTGCTTTACCTGCAGCTATCTCTGCTTCATATTTACGTTTAAGTGCATCTAAAAATAGATCTCTCATTACTCTGCTCCTTTAAATTGGTAGTATTTATTTTCTACTAAATCCTCTTCATCAAAATAAGGATTAGTTTTTGCTCGTATGGTTTGGTTTAACGTTCTACCTTCACGCAAACAACCTGCAACGAAATCTTCTAACTCAAGTATTGCTTGTTTTACTGCTCCCATTATCTTTCTCTGCCTCCTCTAATTGTTGATTTAATTTATTTATTTTATTTGATATTTCTATAGCAAGTTCATATAGCATATTTATCCTACCAAGTAAAGCCATTTTTTCACCATGTGTCATTTAACCTCCTTTATTAGTCTATTTAAATACCATTGTGCTTTTTCTAAATCTTGTAATGGTTCTCCCTTAAACTTATAACGAGAAACATATTTTAAAACATTACCTTTTAAATATCCATGATACTCATCACTAGTCATGCAATCTCTTATGACTTCTATAGTTTCTTTTTTACCATGCTTGTAATGCGAGGGTGAGTGCACATTATCATGCTTCCTCTCATTCTCATATGATATATCATGATTGTAATCCTTCTCATATTTATAAGTTCTTTTAGCATCTATGGGTTGCTCGAACACATAATCTTTCCAAGATTTATCTTCTTCCATACTCTCTCCTTATAGTTTTAATATCAATTAACTCCATGTTATAATTACCATCTTTAACTTCTTTTTTAATAATTAAACCACTCCACCACATATGCTGAGTATCTCTAGCAAAATGTTCTGGATGATTTAAGTAGCATCCAGCAGATAGTGCATTTAATTTTTTACCATTTGGTAATGTAGATACTGCATAATCTAATAAATGACTATGACCTACTGTAGCAGAAACTTTATGCTTTGTCAAGATAGATCTTGCAATATTTTCACCAGATATTGCACTGCCCATAATACCAGATGGCAAGTGGTGGCAATAATGCACACCATCTACTACTTTAATTTTTTTATATGGTATCTCCTGCCAACCATACTCTTTAAACTTGAGATCACTTATTTTTAATGTGCCATCAAGTTCTGGATTTTCATCTACAAATCTATCTATTCTATCTTCATGATTACCATGTAACATAATTTTTCTAGCTTTATGTTTACCTAAACCTTTATTAAACAAAGCTAATGCTTCATGAGAATGATCCATATCTTTTTGATATCTTCTACCTTCAAATGATTTCTTTGCTCTATCATAAGAGGATAAAGAATCCATACTACAAAAGTCACCCATACATATTATGTGTGAAACTTTATAATCTGCTGCAAGTTTACCTGCCCACAGAAATCTTTCATTGCTTGCTTTAGGTGTACAATGAGGGTCACCTATAACTAAATGTGTTGCCATTAGTTTAACTCCTTATCTCGTTTCATTTTTAAGTATTCAAGAAAATCAACAACATTAGACTCATCATCAAATTCTGCTACAGAACTTATACTTAAGTCTTTAGTATTTTTTTTCTTGTCATCAGCAAATCCACGGAGTCCCCATAGAAACGTTGAATGGGGGTCGGCAGTTGCCATTTTTATCATGCCTCTAGCTATTGTAGAACATAATTCATATTGTTCGGTACTCATTTTAGATTTACTATCCATTATAATACCACAAGTAAAACCTTTTTGCCAAGGACTAACTATAACCTTAACAGAATTTATTGCATTTATTTTTTCTTTTTTCATTTATACCAATACCTATCATAATTTTCTTTATTATATTCAATTATTTTATGTTCATAGCCTCTTTTCATACTTGATTTACCAAAGTGCTCTGCTTCTTTTTCATTATCAAATAATGTATTACTAAACATTTTATAATCTTTTTCTTTTTTATTTTTATACAGCACAAAATATAACATTATATAGAGCAGGTGAAAAATAGACCCCTCAAACTATTCTCCACCACCCTCTATGGTATCATCTTTCTTTGGATTTGTTACAGAAGTGTACCAAACCCATTTAGGATTTTTACCTTTCGATTGCTGTTGTGGTAACAACTGCAACTTAT